TTTCTATCGAATCTTGTGTACAAACATAGCAGAGTCTATGTTTTTAGTTATTTCGTGATTTTCTAACAGTGTGATATTTACTATTTCATCCACGTTCCAATTCAACACATATAATCCATTGTTCACTTGGACTATATAGTCATTATTGTCAATCTCAGATATACAAAGACCGGATATGTCTTGTCTATCTAACATACAGATAGTATAACACATTCCTAAACACTTTGCAAGTGAACAGTAGGTGTTTTCGGCAATCAATTCCCAAGGATCAGGCCAGTCTTTGACTAAATCAGTATGTAAATATCGCAACACCATTGGTGCTTGTTGCCACCAATCGTGTATGGTAATTATCACCTTGTCAAGGTCGTTGTTTTCTTTGCATGAGTTACGTAGATTAACCCAAGAGGCTAATCTCTTGTCAGTATGGCTCTGCCACATGTTCTAAATACTAAAATGTTCGAGAGAGTATTGAAAAGTATTTGCAATTGTGCTGGTATACTGAACACTAATTGTTGATCCGCTTTGTACTGCACTTAATACAAAGTTATTTGGATTGTCTTCGCTATAATCATCAACATAGGCAAGTGTTCCAGCACTATCATCTGTATCTTGTCCGACAACCCTAAGGGTACCAAAACGCACTACGTTTGTTGAAGATTCTTTCATCTGGTAGTTGATATTAAAAGCAGTTGCATTTGCAGTATTAACAGTAAAGATTGTGGTTGGACTTGCTTGGACTGAGAGATCGGTGCTCACACCAGCAAGTCTGTGATAGGTACCAAATTCAATCTCATTGCCATTTATAAGAGCATAACATGCCTTGTTGTTAAGTTCTACTCTTGGTTGTGTAAGATTATCAGCATCGCTTCGTTCAAACATATCACCAATGCTTACATTATCATCTCCGTTGATTTCGATTACTGGAGATGAAGCATTACCTGCTCCTAAATAATCATTTCCAACATCTAAGAATATATTATATGCACTTACATTGAATGCAACTGCACCTATGCTTATACCTTGCTTGGCTACGTCATCAAAAAGATTTTGCACGATTCGAACGCCTTCTGGGCCACCGTTATCTGGTGTACCAGTTCCAAGTAAGATGCCTTGATACAAGCTGTTAAACTGAGAATTTTGTACAGTTACACCTTGTATATTCTCATCTGTGTTTAGCCCATAGGTTAGAAAACTAAATTTACAATTGTTTACTTCGATTTGCTTACAGGTATTCGCCAATGTACTATCAAATCTCAATCCTGCAATGTCATCAGCGGCACCTGTTGGGGCCGAGGCTAGATTCCCTTTAAAATTGCAATTACTAATGCTAATACCTTCTGCACGATCAATTAAAACTAGATCAATTGGTTCTTTACTAGTAAATGACATACCAGATATAACAATATCGCGAGGAGCAGTTGCACTATTACTTCCTATGTTTGCACCAGTTTGTTGTAAACTGTCAGCAGTACGCAAGACATAACTTCCGTAGCTACTATCACTTGAAACGTCCATTTCAAAAATAACACTATCAGGCCCATCACCCCAGAGTTTTGCAAAGGTTGGAACATTGATTGAATTTGTAATTCTATATGTTCCTCCAGGAAAATATAAACTACGTCTTATTGTTGTGTTTGTTTGCACACAAAAAAGCTGAAATAATGCTCTATTAATAGCATCAGTATCATCCGTAACTCCATCCCCAGTTGCACCAAAATCTAAAACACTGGCAAAATTATCTAGTTTTGCTTGAAGTGTTTGTACCACTGGATCGCTTGATGATGGTCCAGTTTGTACTGTGTATCCAGCATGTTCGCCTTTGTATGTATAGGTTGTTGCAACATTGAGAATATCACTGTATTGGGTTAGAATTTCTGTGTTTCCAATTGCTGGTGCACCTTCTGCTAAGGTTCCATTTCCAATATATAATTTTCTTTGATCAATTACCCATCCAAATTCTGCACCTGCTAACTGTGGTAGATTATCAGCTAGACCTTTTCGGTTGGTAATCCGTGATACTTGTACTATTGCCATTTATTAACTCCGATTATGTGTATTTAGCTTGAGATATAGTATTGCTCAACCCTCTTCCACCATTGCTGGCGCCAGTGTTCAAAATCGTCACCTTCGACAATAAACTCTTGATACAGTGGCTCTTCTTTAAGATGGCCCATTTCGTCGACTGCTGGCTTAACTGCCATTAGCACAACACCCTTTTTAATTTTTGTTCCATAGACTTCATTGTGTGCTTCTGCATATGCACAAAGTTGTAATTTGTAATCTTCAATCCATTCTACTTTTTTTGGCTTGTTTGATTGTTTAAAGTCCATAATTGCATCATCACCACTGTGTACTCCAACACAGTCTGTAGTGCCTGCATATATTCCTGGAAAGTACATAGGAACTTCTACGCCCCATACTTCGTTTACATTGCACAAGCCTTGTTTTATTACTGTTTCGGCCATAGCATGTGATTGCCAACTAAAAGGATTATTGCCTCTTGGCTTAATTGTTCCATCAATGCAATAGTTTTCCAAATAGGTATGCATACGTGTACCTCTGTTGGCTGCTTCTGTAACTATCTTTTGTGCTTGGTCAGTGCCTACACGTTTACGCCATCTGGCTAAGCCTTCTTGCTTTTCTTTTGATTGCGTAGCACCAAGTATAGTAGTGACACTGGGCACGGCATTGCCATCAGGAGTAGAATACAGTCGTTTGCCGTCAACCTGCTTCCGTGAGAGATTTTTGTATTGAAATTTTTCTATAAGCATTTAGATATTTTACAATAATATATAGAAAAGTCAATGAGTTTAGGCTAACTTTGATTTCACTTTAACTTCTGGATATATAATTTTATGGCTACTATCTCTCCAGGTAGGACAGAATTTACACTGTGGAATCACATTATCTATATTTTTTAAAAATTCAATGCCTCTGGTATCAAATTCGTCAATACATAAAGGTTTGTAATTGTTTAAAAGGTGCCGATCAGAATCTGGTATATTAAAATTATGTTGTTTATCAAAATCTGGAAATAATGCAACCGGACCACATTTATAAAGTTTTGCGTTTATCATATGATAAGATTTATATTTTACAAACACACAACCACTGTGTGCTTCTTTTGGATCATTATCATATAATGTAAATTTTCCTTGATTATTCTTATGAACTGCTGCACTGATAAAGTTATCTTGTACCCATACTGTAATTCTTACCCCTTTTGCATCAAGAAAAGTCAATTGGTCATTTGTTTTTAAAACATTATTTAGGTTTTCTGGGTATTTTATTGGATGAGTCATAAATGAATTAATTTGTTCTAACAACATATCTTTATGATTACGATTGTGCCAACTAATACCAAGCCAGTTATCAATCTTACCTCCTAAAAGTTTATAAAGTTTTGGGGTTTTTGATAATCTTGTACCATTGCTTAGTATTTGTACATTTGTACCAAAGATACGATTGAGTCCTGTAATCCAATCAAGAAGACTTGGATTGAGCAACGGCTCACCTCCCATTATTACAATCTGTTTAATTGTGATTTTGGTGGCCCATTTTTCTAAATCAGCTTCATGATCAGAAAATCTTTGCCAACCTACAAAATTATGGTTGTTGAATCTGTTACAGTTTTCACAGGTTAGGTTACACGTGTGGTTAATATAAAATTCAACCTTTGGAATTTCAATCATTTATGTTAGGTCGTTTGCACTATCTGCCATACTAGCTACAGTATCTTGTGCTTGGTCAACAGTCATGGTATCTGTACCCTCTTCACCGGTAACTCCGGCGCCTACTAATATAATGTTATCAGCATCGACATTTGCAATTATATTTTTTAAAGGGTCTTGTGTTGCAAGTGTTCGTAACTGCTTATCAGTTATATTTACACCCATGTTGTGAGCCATGCTTAAAAAGACTCCGATTGGAACTGTGTGTTGAGTGTCTTCGTCATCAGCTCTGCCCAGCAGATATTCTGCTAGTGCAGTTAATTGTTGTGCAGATGGTTTATCTGATCTACTTGTAAACTCAAGTATACGCATTTATCTTCTTGCTCTACCAAGAGCTCCATCTTGTACATCAACATTTACATCAACTGCTTCACCGCCTGCTTCTGCATCAACGTTTACATCTGCAACTGCATCAATTGGATCTGCCGCTAGTGGATCTGCTACTGGCTCATCTATTGCTGGAGTGCCTGCAACTTCTTCTTGTCCTGGCACAACTGGTGCAACACCTGTTAGTGTTCCTTGTGCAGTTTCCATTTCAACTTTTGCAGCCTGTATTGAATCAACTAGGACTGCTAAACTTTGACCGGCAGCATCATTAAATGCTTGTGCTTCTGTAGTGCCTATGGTTGTTTGTATTGAACTACTCAATGCAGGTAAATCTTTAAACTGCATTGATGTTACATCTTCTAACATCTTCTGCATTCTGTCTACCATGTCCTGTGCGGCCAACACAACCTGTGCTTGTTGTACTTCACTTTCAGTTAGATAACGTCCTGACTTGGTTCTAAGTTTTGCGCCTTCACGCATTTTTGCAAGTATAGCACCGGCTACTTTGTCACCAGCTTCTTTGCTTCCATATCGCTTGGCTGCATCTTTACTAATCTTTTTGAAGTTCTTTCCTGGTTTTCCGATGTCTTTACCAGCACGTGCCTTTTTAGCACTGTAATCTTCTTTGGCTTCGTCCATATCTCCGATGTTAATTTTACCATCTTTTACGTCTTTTTGAAACTGTGTAGCAGTAGCCATATCAGCAGTTCCTAAATGTTGTCCGTCTACACTGATTTTTGTTGCACCAGGTTGTGGTTCAAGTTTTACATCTGCTTCACGAACTCTTGCGGCCAAGCCTCTTTCCATTACCAATAATTTTAGGTAAGATGGATCTTTTTCACTGCCTGCAAGTGGCTTAGTAGAACGATGTTCGTAGATTAATCCACGTACTTTAGTGAGCATGTCACTGGCCTTTTTACTAGGCATTTTTGTAAAATCAACACGGTTACCAAAAAAACTCTCAAGCACCTGCTGAGATTTTTTGGTTTGAGGTGAATCTAAGTCAAATAATTTCATTATCAAATCCTTTTTGCTGACAGTATTTAGCAACATTTATACTTTTCGTTAATTGTTTTTGTATGATATTATATTCATATTTTGCACTTGATAGTCTATGTAATACAACTTCTTTACGGAAATTGTCTGTGCGTGGACTAGTTATAACATGCCTGTAGTGCATCATTTCATTTTGTCTGTGTAGTAATTTGTCTTCTAGAGCCACTAAATGTTTTGCATCCATTTGCATTTTATTTTTATCTAAAATACAATAACTTAGTGCAATTCTAATAGTACTACAACTTGTTACATACAATTCGTTTTTGTAAATTTTATACTCGTCTGGAGTAACCTTTTCTATTTCATATTCAGCAAAAGCCATAATGCTATCACCGTTGCGGAAAATTGCATTGGGATTTGAGTTCAGAAGTTCATCTGCAATTTTGTTTAATAATCTTGAGGCTTTTTCGGTTACCCGACTACGTAAGTGATCACCAACCATCCAACTGTTCCTAAAAGAGCTGCAATAATTCCTGTTCCCCAGCCTATCAACTGGTCAGTCCTGCGTTGAGCCATTTTCTCAACCATAATATGGACTTCATTAATCATCATTTCTAAACGATCAACCTTCTTGTCAAGGTTTTCTATGCATGTTGCCATAGATTTATATCGTTCGGCACATAAATCAACGTGTGCTTCTAAACTCTTTTTTTCGATTGGTGTTGTGTCAGCCATCGGTATCTCTAAATTCTTGTTGCAAGTATTTATAAAATCTCATTGATTTTTACTGTTCAAAATTATCAATAATATCAAAGCTAATATTCTTTTTTTCGCCCTTTGCGATAAGATAAGGCATTAAAAAACCTTCAGTATAGGTTTCTGATAAGCCAACTATCATTGGAACACCATGAACTTCTTGTTTTAGTAAACCAAGTGGATCGTTTCCATCACTGAAAATATCTGTATGTTCTATACCAAAGCTAAAAGTCCACATGGTGTGTGAATGTTTTTTTATAATTTGTGCATCAGATACATTTAGTGGTTGGGTTTGTAGACTGACGCACTGAAGAATTGTTTCCCAATTGCGTTGTTGATTACGACTGTAGTTCCATTCGTCGATGGTTTTTATTTGTTTGCCTGTGTTGTCGGCATAGCCATGTTGTAGTTTTCTGTAACTTTTAGTTCCAGTTGGAGTGCAGTCAAAGTATGTCATTACACTAATTGTTTGCATTACGCAGGCTCCAGTACACTTGTAGTTTATCAAGCATTTCTTTTAGAGCAGGATCAGAAGGTGATTCTGCTACAATGTCATCTATTTGATCTGCAATAGGATGGTCTTTTTCTTTTTTTTGTACAAGTTCACGTTTGGTGCTATTTGCACGCCTACGGTAAACAGTGTCGCCTCGATCCGGACTTTCATATATCCATTCAGTCTTTTGCATGCGAATATTTAGCCACAAAAAAACCCTAGTTAATAAAAACTAGGGTTTAGTATTTGGTTATAGCAAATTAAAATTATGCTAATTTGAAACCTGAATCAGTTACAGTTGAACTTGAACAGTCTACGCTGTTTGAACCAGCTGCTGTTAATAGTCTAATCTGTGTCTGTAATGTTGCATTTGTATATGCACCAGTTGGGTAGATACCAACTGAAATCTGTCCACTTGTGTCATCTTCAACTTGATATACAGCTACTGTAGATGTCTGCTGAATATCTTTTAAGATAGCTTCTACTGCTAATCCTGTTCCAACTTCTGCTTGTAAGTCTACAGCTGAACCATCATTAATTAAAATTTTGAAAAAGTCTAACTTTGGACCGGCTAGGTTAACTGGAGCTGATTCTGCTAAAGCACCTGAAAGTGCACCGTTGTTTGTGTCAATATGGAATACCTGTTGTGCATTACCATGGGTTCTTGTAAATTCTGCCATTTTAATCTCCTATATCTAATGGTGGAATCCGTAATCGGTTCCTACTTTTATTTACCTTTTTACCCTCATTAATGATCGACGCATAAACTCATAAAATTCGTTCTGCAAACCAGTTTTACGCATCTGTAGCATTAGTCTTTGACGAATTGTGTTTTTGTCTCTTGGTGTTTGTCTTTCCCAGTTTGAGATTTGTCTACGCATTTGTATCAGTGGAGCAGGCAGAAAATCTTCCATCTGGCGTTGTAACATCAACATCATGTAGCTGTAATCACTATTGTTGAATTCTCTTTTCATTATCTGTCGTAGATTACGTTTCAGTCTAAGTTCAGGAATAGTAATCTGAGCATTCTGTATCACTCGATCCTTTACTTTTTCTGGCTTCATCAATATAGCAATTACATTGTAGAGATCTGGTTGAGAAGTTCTAAATCCAGGCCAGTTCTGCAACTTCATTATTTCTTCTGCTATTCGGGCTGCATATGCTGGATCACTGTTAACAAAAATTTGCAGTGCTAAAAGTTGTTCAAAAAGTTGCTCGCCCAGTTGCTTGAGTGTTAATCCATTTAGATGTCTTGGTGTTCTATAAGCACGACTTTCGCTTAGCCAATCAAAAGCAATTTTTGGTTGCTCTTTGCTTTCACTTAGACCTTTTACTCTAGCAATTGCATTCCAACGTTGATGAACAGTGTCAACCCATTCCCAGTTGTCACCTGTGAATGCACTTACACCTTTTACATGTATATCCCATTCGCCTCTGTGTACATCGTCATCATCAAGGTGTCTGGAGATCTTATATTCCAATCCATTGTGTGTCATAAGATATGCACCAGGCTCTTTTGGATGCTTTTTGGTAGCACCTTCACTAACATTGTCTTTCATAATTACTTCTGGCATTTTTATGTGTGAAATATTACTGCCAAAAGGCACAATACTTTTTTCGTATCTTCGTGCAAGATCTATTTTTTCTTTTTCATCATCAGTGCGATAGAACTGATTCGCTATTGCCATATCTGCTACAATAGTTCCTGCAGGAGGGTCAATAAATGTAGGACGGTATAGATTTACTTTTTTGAGATCTTTGTTGGTTAAACTATAAAATGTGCTTTCCCATTTGTCTGGATGCAGTGCGTACTGTCCATTGCGTTGAGGCACATAGTCAACTAATTCGTCATCACCGTCATGAAACTTTCCTAGTTTTCCTAAATGTACAACTTTGCCTTCAGTTGGTTTTTTCAAATAGTATTCTAGTCTGCCTCTTTCTGTACTTACATCAACTTCTTCTCTTACTGTGTTACAAGGCATTTCATAACGTGTGCCAATTCTAAATGGAGAGTCTTCAACTGCAAATACTCGATTAGGTGTGTCAAAATCCTTTTTACGCATAACAGTTTTAGCAATTAAATCCAGTTCGTCATTGTCTTTGTCTAACACTAATGCAAAAGGCACGTTGATGTTGGTTTGTAAATCACGCATTACTGCTTCACTGTCAGGACCCATTTGTGCAATAGGTTTGCCGTAACGTTTGCGTTCTTGTTTGAACAGTCTTGTAAGCTCTGCTGGCACTATTGGCTTGGCATTACGTTCACTGTTTACTCTATCCATAAAATGTTTTGTAAACTCCACATCGATACCTACATCAGCAAATATTCTATCTGCGAATGTTTCTAGTTGCTTCATATCGACTGCGGTTACTGGCATTATCTTTTGCCCTGTCCTCTATACATTTTGTATGATCGTCTTTTATGTTTGTTCATTTTACACAATGAAGGCTTTCTTCCTATGCTGGTTTTTACAAATGTTGGTTCGTGTGTTGAACTTGTTGCATACATTTTTGCCATTATGCGACTCCTGGGTTATTAGCCGCAAAGTTTACACGGCTGAATTTATCTCTATCAACAAGTTTTATGCCGTCTCCAACATAGCCCTCATGACCGCTTACGCCTTTAATATCTGCTTTTACATCTTGATCTTGATTGTCAAGATCTTTTATCAATTTATCTTTTAGCAGTGCTATATTTACAAAAGAACTAAACAATGCACTCACTGCACCTTTATTTTCGTTCATCCATTCAATTATTCTTGGTGCTTGTGTGGGCATCTTTTGTGTTACCCAAGGACCAAAATCTTTTACCATATTTGTAAAACCACCTTGACGTACTTTAAAGTTTATGTATTGCTTCATCAACTTTGGAGTGCTGGTAATTTTCCTATTTCTTAGTTCTGATGGATTTAGAAATGCATCAATTGCAGGTGCATATTCGTTGTAGGTGTCTTGTATTTTAATTAACAGTCCTTTGTCTAATTCTATTGCACTTCCGGTATCTTTCATTGTACTGTCTAACGCTAATACTCCCGGAACCTTGTCAAGCACACGAGTTGTTACTGGGCGTACTGTTCCTTTAGGCTTGTCTATTTCTGTATGAACTGCAATACCTACATCACTGTTTCCTATTTGTTTTCCAAGTGGTGTATCAGCACTAACTCTGTAGGTTACTTGGTTAGGTGTAAACACATATGAGTTGTCTTCTACAGGTGGTGTTGCACTATACAACAGATCTGCTTGAATAAAACCTCTAAAATGTTGTGGCACAGTTCTGCTCAACAATGGAAATAATTTTTGATATACACCAATTAAATCTGTGTAATCACCCTTACGATTACTAAAGACTCTTGCCATATCTTTTGCACTAGTAGCCAATCCATTATAGCCTGTGGCAACAAATCCA